AAAAACGAAGCAAAAGAAGAATCAGAATTTAAAAAAACAGTTAAAGAAGTAGAAGAAACAGACAATGATTCAGCAGTTGAAGAAGCTGAAGAAACTACTAAAGAAGTTACTGAAGAAGCAGTTGAAGAAACTAAAGAATTAGCAGGTATTAAAGAAGCAGATAGAAGTGATGTTACACACGCTCAACTTTTACCTCACATTAAAAACGTTAGAGCGGCAATAATAAAACATACTGATTATGATCCAGAAGATTATCCAGATGAAGGTGAAGTATTTGTTAATCATCTAGATGATATGATGGATGCTGGCGATGTGGATGTTGTAGATATGATGCAACCAGACTATATGGATACTCAAGACAGAGATAGTTTGATATATTATTTCCAGGTTTCAATATCAAAAGACCCTGCATTATTTAACGTGTTATTCCCAGATGAAAATATTGCAGAATACTCATCAGATTACTCAAAAATGTTTGAAAGTAATAAAAAAGGTCTTAGAGGTGCTGAAGAAGAAGTAACAGAACAACCTGAAATGGTTTCTATGGATACAACTACTTTATCAACACTTCTAAATTTAGCAGGACTAAAACCTGTTACAGATGCTGATATTAATCAGCCACAAGATGGTGCTGAACCAGTTGACGAATATTCTAACTCACCAGATGAGCAATATGCTGATGCTGATACACAATTAAACAAATTATCAGGTGGAATTAATAGACCAAAAGCTATGCCAACAGTAGGTAATGATGGTCATAACAGAATAGTTATGAAATTAAAGAAATCATACGACGATATGGAATAATAGCTTTTTAAAGCATATAATAAGATAAAAAAATGGCCAGCTTGTAATATAGCTGGCTTTTTTTTGAGTAAATACAGTATATGAGCAGTAATAAAACTTTAGATGGTGTTTTAGTTAAAAAAGCTAACAAAGGTCAACAGTTTACTAAAGAACAAATTGACAGTTTTGTGGCTTGTGCCGACCCTGTTGGTGGTCCAAAGCATTTTCTTGAAAATTATTTCCATATACAACATCCTGTTGATGGAAAGTTGTTATATAAACCGTACCCATTCCAAGAATTATTAACAGATAGTTACCATAAAAATAGATTTAGTATAAACTTGTTAAGTCGCCAAATGGGTAAAACTACAACAGCGGCTGGATACTTATTATGGTATGCTATGTTTATTCCCGATAGTGTAATATTAATTGCGGCACACAAATACGCTGGCGCCCAAGAAATTATGCAACGTATTAGATATGGATATGAACTTTGTCCTGATTATATTAGGGCAGGTGTTACAAATTACAATAGAGGATCAATTGAATTTGAGAACGGTAGTAGAATTGTATCACAAGCGACTACAGAAAATACAGGAAGAGGTATGTCCATTACATTATTATATTGTGATGAGTTTGCCTTTGTGCGAAATAACATAGCAACAGAATTTTGGACTTCTATTTCACCTACACTAGCAACAGGTGGTAAAGCGATTATTACTTCTACACCAAATTCAGACGAAGACCAGTTTTGGTTATTATGGACTGAAGCAAATAAAATTTTAGATAACTTTGGTAATGCTAATGAAGTTGGTGTTAACGGGTTCCATGCCTTTAAGGCTTTATGGGATGAACATCCTGATAGAGATAAAAAATGGGCTGAAGATGAGCGAGGAAGAATAGGAATTGAAAGGTTCAAACGTGAACACGAATGTGAGCCTATCATATTTGACGAGACGCTAATCAACCCAATTATATTAGCAAGTTTAGAAGGACATGAACCTTTATATAAACAAGGACAAGTACGTTGGTATCATAAACCTAGAAAAGGAATGACGTATGTGCTTGGATTAGATCCAAGTTTAGGTACAGGTGGTGACTATAGTGCTATTCAAGTATTTGAATTACCAGGTATGAAACAATGTGCTGAATGGCAACATAATAAAACAACAATACAAGAACAAATAACTATTTTAAAACAGATTACAAAATATATCTATGGCATTACAAATGATAATAATAATATCTATTACAGCGTAGAAAACAATACGCTAGGAGAGGCGGCCCTAGTTTCTATAGCAGAAGTAGGCGAAGAAGCAATCCATGGATATTTTATGAGTGAACCTGCTAGAAGCGGTCACGTTAGACGCTTTAGAAAAGGATTTAATACAACACATAAAAGTAAATTGGCTTCTTGTGCCAAGTTAAAAGAACTAGTAGAAAATCAAAAGCTAGTAGTTCATAGTAAACCTCTTATATCACAGTTAAAAACATTTGTAGCGAGTGGTAATAGCTACCAAAGTAAGCCAGGAGAACATGACGATTTAGTTATGGCTCTTGTTTTGGCTTTGAGAATTGCTGTATTTTTAGGAACATACGACCCTAGTATACAAAAAGATATGAGATCAAGTGAAGATGACTTTATTGAGCCAATGCCTTTTGTAGTTATATAATGGATAAATAAAAATATGGAACTGATTAATAAGATTGCTGATACATTATATCAAAATTTAGCCAGTAAATTCGGCGAAGTAAACATAGCTGATAGTTCAGCAGGTGCTGTATTAGAGTCAGAACAAGCTAGATTATTTGACTTTAACTACATTGTCGAAGGACAAAAGTACGGACCTGTAACAATTAGTATTATTGACCCAGCTAATTTTACAATTTATTTTGCTGAAAGTTTAAGTGGTGATTTACCCGACTCAATACAAAATAGTTGGTTTAAATTTTTAAAAGAAATGAGACAATTTGCTAAAAGAAATATGATGAATTTTGATGTAAGAAACATTGGTAAAAATCAGTTAGATAAACGAGATTATGAGGCTATTACTAAAAATAGTTCTCAATACACAACGGATGAGATAACCATGGAATCAGTCAGCAAATTATGGGGATCAACTAAAACAAGTTACCAAACAGTTGAATCAGCAAAAATTATAGTAAAACATAGAACCGCAGTAGATGAAGATAAAATGGGTTCTAGAAGTAGACAAATACAAGCAATCTTTATTGAAAATAGTTCAAAAGAAAGATTTAAATTTCCTTACAGATACTTACCAGGTGCTAGAGCAATGGCAAGACACATCAACGCTGGAGGCAATCCACATGATGAATTAGGAACACACATTATTGAATGTATAAAAGAGATGCGTGAGCTAAAACAGTTTGTTCGCAAATTAAACCGTGCTGACGGGTTTGTTGATGAAGATTCTGCTAATATTATTTTAGATGCTAAAAAACGTTATCAAGGTTTACGAGAAACAATAACAACTCTTAGTAGACCAAAAGGATATAGATTGTATGCTGAAAACTTTAAACCAACAGAATCAACATATGATGAATCAGACATTAATGAATTAAAAGGTAAGTTAGTAAGAAATGTTGATCAAACAGAATTAGAAAGTTTATTACCTACAGTACTTAAAGCAAGAAAGAAAGTACAAGAAGATATGGGACCATTACATGATATAATTCAAGGCAAAGAAAAAATTGTTGTTACGCCTAATGAAGAAGAAGATGCTTTAATTAAAAAGCAACTTGCCTTTGTTAAAGCTAATAAGTTTAAAAAGCCAAACGATTCACAAGGTTTAGATCATGCTGAGAATCCTTTACAGGCTTTAGTAAGAAGAATTTTAACTACAATATCAGTTCGTACAAAAAATGATGATTTAGCAAGAGCTATTTTTAATTTAGATGATAGTTTTGAAAATAAGCATGATGCTAAATTAATGACAGCAGTTGCTAGTAAATGGCTTAAAGGTGATGTAGAAGTACAAGACTTTGATCCTAAATTTAAAATTAAAGAACCTGTTGATGAATTTCAAAAATGGACAGATTCAGTTGTAAAAGAAGGAACATGGCATTTACCATCAAGTGATCAAGACGTAGCAAGGTTTAAAGAAATTATGTCAACACCTGTTTTCGCAGGTGAAGAAGGTCAAGCCGCAACAGATGAAATTGGTGAAATATTTGGTGATGATCAATTATTTGATGATCTATATGCTGTTGGGAAAGACCAAGGCGAACAAGAAGATACCCGTCCTACAATTATAGCTTGGTTGAAAAAAGCCGCGAAGGCTGGCTTTGAAGAACCACATAATGAAATTTTAAATAAAATGGTAGGCGTTGTTGGTGAAACAAAAGAATTACCAATTGAGGCAGAGGCGGCAGTTGAAGAAATTGAAGCAAAAAAAGTTGCTGAAACTGATCCTAAAGAAGTTCTTAAAAAAGCAATGGCGGATGAACTTGCTGATAAAGTAGAAGATGAATTAGAAGATGAAGAAGACACAGATGAATCTTTAAATCATATGAAAAAGTTAGCAGGTGTTATGTCATCTAATAAAGCATTAAGACCTAAGAAAAACGAACATCAAACAACACCGAGGTCAATACATAAAAGAAACAGTTAATTCGAGAGGAAGTAGTAATGAAAGTATCGAGCGACACATCTGTAGCGATGCCAATGCGGAATTTAATTTCTATAGTCATTGCTGTAGGATTAGGTGTGTGGGCATATTTTGGTATAGTTGAAAGACTAAACAAATCTGAAACACAAATTATTCTAATACAAGAAGATATTAAATCTGAAGTAGAAAGAATCGATGGTGCTGTTGAAAGTTTAGTAAAAGGCGATATAGCCCAAAATAATGAATTTAGAATAAAATGGCCAAGGGGAGATTTAGGTTCTCCACCGGCTGATAGTGAGCAATTCATGTTGATTGAATTTTTGAGCGGACAAGTAGAGTCTATACAAAAACAACTCGAAGGTATGATGAATAATAAAGTAAATATCGAGAGGTTACAAACTGACATGGAAAAAGTCTTACAAGATATAGAAAAATTAAAAGACAAAATTAGAGAAGGTAACGGTCACGTTAGTTCCAACAACTAGGATAAGAAAATGACAGCAACAACACTCGTAACAATTATTACTATGTTTATTGTAAGTAATACATCGAGTCATTTTGTTCCTTATGACAGTTTAATGGAATGTATGAAAGACAAAAGAGAAATAACAAAAGCAAAAGATGGTCGAAAAGCAATTTGTGGACCATCAATGGCAGAACTAGATGCCGACGGTAATATAGTTACTATTCATAATAAAATGCCAGATACTTCTGGTAGTTTAAAATTAGGTGGTACAAACGCTACGTCATTAACAACTAAGAAAAAACAGGAAAAGGCCGGATTAAAAGTATTAACAAAGCCATAGGAAGTATCAATGAAAAAATTATTAATGACTATTGCCACATTATTATTAGGTAGTTTACTAATAGGATGTAGCACACCAGATAAAATACAAGTATACCAATCAGAACAAATTAGCTTATTAAAAACTGTAAAAGAACGAGGATATGTTATCTGCGGAGTTAACGCAGGACTACCTGGTTTTTCCGCTCAAGATGAAGAAGGTAATTGGAGTGGTTTAGATGTTGATATGTGTAGAGCAGTTGCGGCCGCAATATTTGGAGATGCTACTAAAACAGAATATGTTGGTTTAAATGCCGCTCAGAGATTTCCTACATTAGCATCTAGAGAGATTGATTTACTAGCAAGAAATACTACATGGACAATTAGCAGAGATGTTAATTTAATGTTTGAATTTGCTGGTGTTAATTTTTATGATGGTCAAGGCTTTATGGTGCCAGCGTCATTAGAGATTACAAGTGCTACACAATTAAACGGTGCTTTTGTTTGTATTACAAAAGAAACAACGTCAGAACTAAACTTAAATGATTACTTCACAGAGAATGGTATGCAATATAAAGAAATACCAGTTGAAGGTAATAAAGACGCTAAGGCAAAATTATTTGCTGGCGAATGTGATGTATTTACAACAGACGCTTCTGGGTTAGCATCAGCAAGAGCTGGAGCAGATAATCCAAGCGATTGGGTTGTGTTACCAGAAATTATATCTAAAGAACCTTTAGGTCCACTTGTAAGACAAGGTGATCAAGAATGGGAAGATATAGTTAGATGGAGTATGTTTGCTATGATTAGTGCTGAAGAATTAGGAATCACATCTGATAACGTTGACGAAATGTTAACATCTAAATCAAAAGAAGTTTTAAGACTTTTAGGTGAAGATGGGTACATGGGTCCTATGTTAGGACTTGGAATGAAATTTGGATATAATATTATTAAACAAGTAGGAAACTACGGAGAATCTTACGAAAGAAACGTAGGACCAAACACACCTCTTGCTATAGACAGAGGATTAAATAATTTATGGAACAATGGTGGTATATTATATGTTCCACCTTTTAGATAGGAGAACAAAATGAGATATTTAATATTTTTATTTACGCTATTGTTTACGTTTAACGTATATGCCGCTTGTACAGGCTGTGGCGAAGAAGGCCACGGAGTATGTATAGAAGATCCAAACCATACTCACGAATCAAGTCAAGACCATGATCATGTTATAGGTATTTTTCATGATCACAAGCATGAAGAAAAACTAGAGCAATCAACAGCACCAGATCCAGAAGTTGTTTTTGCCGTATGTGTATTTGCTGATGGAACATTAGTAGATCACAAAGGTGCTGACAGCATGAGTGATTGTTTAAAAACTAAAAGAGAAGTTGAAAAGAAATGGCGCAACAAACAAGCCTCAACTGATTCTATAGAAATCAATGGCATCACTTATAAAATAGAAGGCGAGAGTTTACAATTTATGTGTGATCTGGTTGATGCTCAAGTACATCATTATGCTGATGGTAGTTGGGAAATTATTGAGATACTAGGAAAACATCAAAAAGAAGAATAGGCTCAGTAATAGTCAAGGGCATACATTTTCTAAATAATTAATAGTAACGTATTAACATAAAGAATTCACATGGATGCCATATTAACATTATTAGCAGGAACATTTTACGGATTAATTATAGGATTAATACCGGCGGCTGGAGCCACAACAGGACTTGTAGCTTTGTTTGGCTTTATAGGTTATTTTGGATTTGATCCTTATTTAGGCGTAATATTTTGTATGGCTGTAGTAGCCGCCAGTACAACAGGCGACACATACAGCGGAATATTATTAGGAATACCAGGAGCCAATTCAGCCGCGGCTACAATGGTGGATGGTCATCCTTTAGCAAAACAAGGTAAAGCCACATACGCCTTAACATCAGCAATTACAACAAGTACAATTAACGGTTTACTTTGGGGTACACTTACATTTTCTTTATTACCATGGTATACGAAACTTATAATGTATCTCGGGATACCAGAACTCTGGGCTTTTATAATGTTAAGTTTAGCCTGTGTAGGATTTGTTAGTAATAAATTTTGGTTTAGAAGTTTAATAGCAATAGCTGTAGGAATTTTTATAGGACTTATAGGAGTAGATCCAACTACTAATGTTGATAGATTTACATTTGGTTGGGATTATCTAGCAGACAGTATTCAACTTTTACCATTTGTTGCTGGCTTATTTGCCTTTCCAGAAATTTTAGATGGCTGGAGGAGAGGCAAGTCAATAGCAAAAATAGAAGAACATTCAAGTACTAAACAAACTTGGGAAGGTATTAAGGCAGTATGGAAATATAAATGGGATGCCTTACGCGGAGGAGCAATAGGAGCCTTTATAGGATTTCTTCCAGGTATAGGCGGTGCTATGGGAGATTGGTTAGCATATGGTTCAACAGTAGCCTCAAATCCTAAAGAAGAATTTGGTAAAGGAAATATTAGAGGAGTTATAGGACCTGAAGGTGCTAATAATTCTCAAAAAGCAACGTCAATGATTCCGACAGTATTATTTGGAATTCCAGGAGCAAGTTTTGCCGCGGTATTAATGGCTTTGTTTATGTATTTGGGTTTTGAGTTAGGTGTTCCAGATCTTGCTTACGATACAAGATTTTTTGATAGTTTAACATTTGGATTTATGTGGGCTACCGTGCTTGTAGGTATTATATGTGTATTGTTCAACCGTTATATTGCTCTCATCACCTACGTCCCTTATAAATATTATTTCCCACTACTAATAGTTTTTATAGTTTGGGCCTGTGTTCAATATACAGGTGGCTGGGAAGATTATGCTATACTTGGTATTTGTTCTTTGTTAGGAGTACTAGCAAAGAAATATAAGTTTAGTAGACCTGCTTTGTTAATGGCATTTATTCTAGCTGATAGAGTTGAAGCATTAACAATACAGTTGACTAGACTTTATACTGTAGATAGTTTACTTACTAGACCAATCTTTTTAATACTAGTGTTAGCTATAATTATTTTATTTGGGTGGGGAGTTATGAAACGGAGTAAATTAGAGTATGCTTAAAGCAATAATACTAATACCATTTTTATTTTTAGGAATGGCATTGTTTTATATACTGATAGGTATACCTATGGGTCTAGCTGTAATGCTAGATTGGATTAATGATAAATTTATTAAAGGAGAAAAAATATCATGAGTTGGTTTAAAAATTGGCCTACTTTAACTGAGCTATTCTTTGGTACAGAAGAAAAGAAAAAGCCAGTAAAAAAAGTGGCGCCTAAAGTTAAAACAAAAAAAAAGCTCACTAAAAAAGAACTTTCTAAATTAACTAAAGTTCAATTAGAAGAATTAGGAAGACAAAAAGCTGGTATCGAGCTTGATAGACGACTAACCAAAGATAAGTTAGTTGCTCAATTACATAAAAAACTATAAAGGAAAATAAAATGAGAAAATTACTTTTAACTATACTATTAACGTTAGGTATATGTACTTCAGCACTCGCTGAATATACATTTGTTGTACCTCAAAAACCAGGAGCAGGAACTAGTCAATGGGCGGCAATTATTGCTGAACAACTAGAACCTTTTTTAGGTGAAAAAATTGTAATATTACATCAACCTGGTGCTAGAGATATACCTGGTTTTAATACATGGCATAATGAGATGAGAGACGACGACAAAGTTGTTATGGTATCTCATGGTGGTAACGGAGTAGCATTTTTACAAGAAGAAGTTGATTACAATTACGGTGAATACACGTCAATTGGATTAATGAATCTTAATATTATTGCTGGGAAGTTAAAAGGTGCTGATATGGATAACCCAAGTTTTGCCGCAGGGTCAGGAATGGTGCCAGAAGCATTTGCTATGACACTATTAATTTGTGGACCAGGTAAAACTGTAGACGAATACATAACTTGTTTTAAAGAACACGTTACTTGGGTAGCTGGTATGAGCGGCGGAGAAAGACGTTTAGCATTTAAACGTGGAGAGTTAACAGGAACAAGAGAAAATCCTGCGGCTTATAAGAAACACGTTGAACCAAACCCAGATGCTGAAATTTGGTTTCATCATGGAATACTACAACCAGATGGTAGTCGCATAGACGATCCTAACTATCCTGGTTATCAGTTAGAAAACTTATTTGAAGAGCGATGGGGTGTAAAACCAAGTGGTGAATTTTATGATGCTTATAATCTTGTAAAATCTTTTAGAGATGGTTTACAAAAGGCAATGTGGGTTAATAAAGGAAATCCTAATGCCGCAAAACTTCAAAAAGCATTATTAGAAATGTCACAAGATCCAGATGCTATCGCAGTTATTACAGCTAAAGTTGGTAACTATGAATGGCTAATAGGTGATGCTGGCGATAATCAAAGAGATACACTGATGACATTTATTACAGCAGATGCTCTTAAAAATTTAGTTGAGTTTAATACAAAAGCATTGGGTTTAGCAAGTGTAGATAAAACAAAAATTTTATTACATTATGCGAATCAACCTGTAACTACTATAGATGAAAAACCAGAAGAACCTAAAAAAGAAGGTATTATTGGTTGGATTAAATCGTTACTGAAGAAAGATTAAATGATTGAGTTAGCACTAGCTAACGCGATATATGTTTTTTATAGAATGGCGATCTCTGGACCGCTTGTTAAGTTTTCGATAAAATTTCTCCCGTATTATTGGGCTGTTTTTATAATGGCCCAGTTAAGTTTTATATACGATAACATCATATTTTATAATTATTTTTCTGCTAATACATTTTTATGGCTTGACATAATATGGGCAGATGTGTTATACTCTATAAGAGTACTAATCGCATGGTGGGTAATAAAACAACTTTGGGATTGGATTGGCAACTATTGGATAGCATTATTCTTAGGTGCTGAATTGACTTTTATAGTTGATTACTTTATAATAGGAAGTGTATATACATGAAGAATTGGATATTTTTTACAGGAGCACCAGGAAGTCGTTGGAGTGGCGTAAGTCAAGTAATACGAGATACTTGGGAAGATGCTGATAACTCAGATTTATTAGATCCTAAAAAATTATACACACATCACAAATACAGCGGCCATAAAGGAAATTATTATGGCCCTAAGATGCTTAACGGTCATTGGTTAGATTATGAATTTGGCACAAAGGATATGTGGGAAAAGGAAATTAAACAAAGTTTTAAAGGTCTTCCTAATTCTGTAAAAGTTATTCTTAGCCACAATTTTGCTTATTACTTAGATGAATTAGTAAAAACTTTTCCTGATAGTAAGTTAGTATTGTGTTATAGACCAGACGACGAATGTTACAAATGGTGGCATGAAGCAGGCGGTTGGGATATTACATATCCTAGCTATGAATGGTATAGAGATAACACCACAATGAATCATCAGATAACAGAACAAAATAAAGCAATACTAGATTTTTGTTATAAGAAAGGCTTAAGGCTAGAACAACCAGGAAAAAACTGGTTTAGACAAAATTTTAAACGAAATATAGATTTTAAATTTGATAAAGATGTTTGGGTAGCAGTATGTTAGGTTTAGCAATATTTTATGATTTTGGAGGAGGTGGCCAATATTTAAACGGTGTAATAGCTAAAGCATTAGGAAATAATGTTTCTCCGTATACGTTTAAGTTACATAGCGATCCAGAAAAAATGAATCGTAATAGATGGTTTTTTGATTCTAATGAAGAAAGTTATCAAGAAGATAAAGTTAATATTTTTGCTCCTACAGAAAGTCATACTCCGTGGAAATTTAAAAGAGACGAATATAATTTTTTTTCAAAAATAGTTAAAATTAAAATTACAACAAATACACATTGGGAAATAATATCTGTTAGATTAAATCAACTTATAAAAAATAATAATAAGACATCACCGGATTGTGAGTTTACATCTTTGTGGGAACATAACCCACCACCACAAAAACCGTATATTCACAATGGGGATTTACCGAATCCTATGGATTTTGTAATGAAGTCGAGAAAAATAAAATTTGATATTGAATTCCCGTATATGGGTTTTTATCACAGGTTGAAACAAGATAAATTTTGTAATGAATTATCTTCTATACTTGGTGTGCCTATAGACAATGATGTGTTTTCTGAAATGTGTAAAGACTGGACAACTGAAAATAGTAAGTTGTATAAGAAACATATAAAAATAGACAATGAATTACGTGAGTATTTAGATATATGAAAAAAGACTTATTAGATTATTTTGGAAAAAGTTGGAAACCTGATTACTCATATTTTAAGTATAGTGGTTGGGCATTACTTGATAAAGTTCAATCAGACGAAGAAATTTTAGATATTGGCTGTGGTTATAATTTATTTAAAAAGCATTGGGGTAATAAATTATATGGTATTGATCCAGCAAACGACGAAGCAGATGAAGTTGTTGGAATTATGGAATTCCAAACAGACAAACAATGGGACGTTATTTTAGCATTAGGAAGTTTAAATTTTGGAACAATTGAAGATGTTGAACCACAAGTTGAAAAAGCAGTTAGTTTATTAAAGAAAAACGGTCGAATATATTGGAGACAAAACCCAGGAGTTGGAGATCATCCTTGGAAAGGTGTTGAAGTAGTTAAGTTTTTTCCTTGGACAATTGATTTAAATTACGAATGGGCTCAAAAATATGGATGTGAAGTAGTTGAGTGTAAATGGGATTCGAGTAATCGGATTTACGCTGAATGGAAAAAAAGTTAAAAAAAGGTTGACAAGTACCATGGTTTTATGTAATAATGTACTTGTTAATAAAAAATTAACAGGAGCCATTTATTATTGCTACTTTTAGGTAAAGATGATAAATATAACGTTAGAAGCATAATTGGGATTATGTTTTTATCAAGGCAAAATAAACATAGGCACATAGGAGGCACACATTATGGCATCATTAGCCGAAATTAGAGCGAGGCTACAAGCTCAAGAAACACGCCAATCAGGCGGTAGCACAGGTGGCGACAACGCTATCTTCCCTCACTGGAATATCCAAGAAAACGAAACAACAACATTAAGGTTTCTTCCTGACGGAAATTCAGGAAACACATTCTTCTGGGCAGAACGTCAAATGATTCGATTACCTTTTCAAGGTATTAAAGGTCAAGTTGACAGTAAGCCGGTAACGGTACAAGTACCGTGTATGGAAATGTGGGAAGCCATTGGTTCATGTCCAATTTTAACTGAGGTTCGTCCTTGGTTTAAAGACAGCTCACTAGAAGACATGGGTCGTAAATATTGGAAAAAACGTTCATACGTTTTCCAAGGTTTTGTTCGTGATAATCCGTTGACTGAGGAAAATACACCTGAAAACCCAATTAGACGTTTTATAATGGGACCACAACTCTTTAATATTATTAAAGCAAGTTTAATGGATCCTGAAATGG